GGCAACTGGTCGCGGGCGGTCGCATCGGGCTCCGCTTCTAGCGCGGAGTGACGATGCTCAGGGCCGCCCTGCTACTCGACCGTCACCGACACCGCGCTGATGCCACGCGGCTCGACTCGCGCAACGCATTCGTAGCGGTTCCGAAGCTGCGCGCCGAAGGAGTTCTGGGCGTCCACGAACCCCCGAGAGATCCATAGCGTGCTGTCGGCTCCGATCCGTGGCCCCGTCTCTCGCCCCTCGCGCTGAAACTTCGCCGTGGATGGAGCCTTGAGCGACAGCCGGACCCACTCCTGACACGCCGACTGCACGGCGCTGCGCGTCCGGCGCGCAACGCCGGCGGCGGCTTCCTCTACAGTAGTCGGCGCAGCGCTCGACGCTTCGATGCCATCCTCGATGACGGCGACACCTATCATGAGCAGCAAGCCAATTCCTATGGCCAGTGCCTTAAGGGGGGTGATCTTTGCCCTCCCGGGGTTGCTGACACCGCAATACGGGCACGCTGGCGCAAACGAGGATACGTCCAATCCGCATCGCCGACACTTTTTCGTCATGGGACCCTACAGCAGAAAGGGATGAGAGGGCGCTAGCGGTGAGACGAGCTTGCCTGCTCCCACGTTCTTGCCGGTGTCAGTACCATGCCCGAAGATTTCCCGAATGGTCAAGCGCATGGTTGTTCTCCGATCCGGCCATCTTCTGGGCCGTCCCGTTGAGCCGGGGTACGTGGTCTCACTGCCGAGCGATTGCGGCACCTGCCTCGTCATATCGTCACGACACGCGCGGGACGACACGACGCTTGCGCGCGCCGTGCTAGAGGGCCTCTTGGAGCCGGTCACGCCGAGCGGCCCTGCTGCGGGGGCGCCGAGCCCGCGAACGCGCCTTCACCTAGTTCGCCAATCCGATCCGAGGTAGGGCCAGCGGCGGCAACCTCGCGTGCCATCTGGCCCGCGTCGCGTGAGATGTCAGCCAACGCACGTTGCATCCGCTCGATGGCCCAGAAGGCGTCGGGGATCGACGTGCCCGGCACCACGGGGTAGCGCCGACTCTCACCCTCCGAAACTGGTTCCCGGCTTCCACCGTGCGTGGGCGTGCGCGTGATCGCCATCAACGCCTCCATGCTGACGCCGTAGAGCCGCGCCATCGCCAAGAGCGTGGGCGCATCCGGCTCGCGCGCGTCCTTGTCGCCGCGCGGCAGTTCATAGCGCCGCAGGGACTCCGGCGAAATCTTCAACGAGGTCGCGGCGGCTGCGCGCGTCAGGCGTTTCGCCTCGCGCGCCCGTCGTCGTGCGCCCCCAGACCCCTCAGTTTCCTTGCCCATAAATTGCCTCTTGCGTAGTCCACTGAACAGTGGTACTCTTAGTCCGTCCGGTGGAACTGCTAAACAGTTTAGTCACTACAACCCCGACACGATGCCTCTTACCTACCACCAGCGCAAGGAACGGATTCCGTTCGGTGCCTCTGCTCGAATCGCAGAGCGGATCGGGCGCTCCGCGAGTTGGGTGGCTTTAGTGCTAAAAGGTGCCTACCGTGACCGTCGCGTCGAAACAGCGCTCGCCAAGATGATGGAGCCGTACACGAGCGTCACCGAGGCGTTCGGTCCTCCGGGGCCGGAGCGGCTGCGGAAGCGCGTGAAGGCGTCCGTATGACCATCCGCGAACTGGACGGCACCCTCGCCGAGAAGATCGTCGTCGGCCGCGAATACGAGGTCGAGGACCGCGGCGTGCGCATGCGGGTCAGCTTCCAAGCACCCGCGAACCGATCGCCGCGTGAATCGGTGGAGGACTCCGCATGCGTCGCCTGAACGTACTTCTCGCGCTCGTCACGGTCGGACTGTTGGCCGGATGCGACGACCCGACATCGCCGGTCGAGAAGGCCGTACTTCGCCCCGCGCTGGTGACGGAGTGTGTTCCGGCGACCTCAGTGTCGGACACCCTCCCATGACGCGCGACCCCATCGCCTTCGGGCGCCTCGTGGCCGCCGGCCTCTTCTGGCTGGCCGTGCTGGTCCTCGCGCTCCGCGTGGCGTTCAAGGACGGCCGGGTGCCGCCCAATACGCTCGACGATCCAGAGCTGTAAGCACGACGCCCGCCAGTGGACGCAATCCACTGACGGGCGAGCAACCGTGGTCGAGGGAGTGTGCCCCCGCTCGACCAGCAGGAATCTACGGGCACCATCAGGAGATGCAACCGTGACGCAGGTAAACACTGCAACGCCGGCAACCGAGGCACCGCAGCCGGCGGCGAAGGGAATGACGCTGTACGAGGCTGTCGAGGCGCTCGGTATCAGCGAGTCGTGGCTCGAGGAGGCTGGCGGCGAGTTGACGCCAGAGGTCGAAGCGCTGCTCAACAGCGCCGAGGGTTCGCTGAAGGAGAAGGTCGAGCGCGTGGCGCTCAAGGTGAAGTCGCTCGAGGCCGAGTCGAAGGCGATCAAGGAAGAGGCTGACCGGCTCAGCGCGCGCGCGAAAGCGCGGTCCAACGGGGCCTCGTCGCTCAAGCGCTACCTCGAACAGAACATGATCGCGGCGAACCTGTCGAAGGTCGACGGGCTGCTGTGCACGGTAGCGCTTCAGACGAACCCGCCGTCGGTGCAGGTGTCGCCGGAGATCGACTTGAAGGAGCTGCACGAGGCCGGGGCCCCGTTCGTCACACTCGTGCCGGAGACCTTCACGCTCGACAAGAAGGAAGTGCTCGCCGCCGTGAAGCGGGCCGAAGCTGAAGGTAAGGACCAGGACGCGGTGCTCCCGTTCACGATCCGGGTCACGCGGTCGCAGTCGCTGAGGATCCGCTAATGACCGCACCGAGACTCTCTTTCAAGCCCGCCGTGCGCTCGGCGGTCAAGATCAAGGTCCTCATCGATGGACCGTCCGGCTCGGGGAAGACCTATGGCGCGTTGTCGATCGCCGAAGGCATCACGACCGACGGCCGGATCGCTCTCATCGATTCCGAGCACGAGCGCGCGAGCTTCTACGCTGACCGCATCAAGTTCGACACGCTGGCGCTGACCGACTTCCACCCCGAGCGCTACGTCGAAGCCATCGACGCTGCGATCGAGGCTGGCTACTCGGTAGTCGTCATCGACTCGCTCACCCATGCCTGGCAGGACGTATTGCACCGCAAGGAGCAGTACGAGCGCGAGAACCCGAAGAGCAACTCGTGGACCAACTGGGGCCGCTTCTCGCCGGCGTGGGACCGCCTCATCCAGTACATCCTCGCCGTGCCGGTCCACATCATTTGCACGGCGCGTTCGAAGCAAGCCTACGAGCAGTCCGAGTCGAACGGGAAGAAGTCGATCGTGAAGCTCGGCCTCCAGCCGCAGGTGCGGGACGGCACCGAGTACGAGTTCGGGCTTGTCTTCTCGCTGGAGCAGTCGCACCGCGCGATGGCGACGAAGGACAACACGTTCCTGTTCGGCGGGCGCGACGAGATGATCAACCTGTGCGACGGGTCGGTCCCGAAGGCGCTTCAGGACTGGCTCTCAACCGCAGCACCCACGGATGCCCCTGAGGCGGCGACAGCGATGGCGATCGCGGAAGCCATCGCGCTGTTGCCAGAGCAGCAGCAGGCGCGCGCCCGGGCCAAGTGGGCTGCAAAGCGTCTTGAGGGCTGCACCGAGACCGAGGCGCAGGATGTGCTTTCCAAGCTGCTCGGGGCGCTCGAGCAGGCGACGGCGTCGCAGGAGGCGTCGTCATGAGTCGCAGCGTGAACAAGGTGATTCTCATCGGGAACGTCGGCGGAGACCCAGAGGTCCGCTCGACGAGTGGCGGGCGCCGCGTGGCGAACTTCTCGCTCGCAACCAGCCGGCAGTGGTCGTCCGCGTCGGGCGAGAAGCAAGAGCAGACGCAGTGGCACAAGTGCGTGGCGTGGAACCAAGGCTCGAAGGGCACTGGTCTCGCTGATGTGGTCGAGAAGTACGTGGGGAAGGGCGACAAGGTCTACCTCGAAGGTCGCATCGAGTACCGGAGCTTCGAGGACAGGGACAAGCAGGTCCGCTACGTAACGGAGATCCTCGTCACGGAACTGGTCATGCTTGGCAGCAAGCGCGAGGACGCCGGCGCGAAGCCAGCGGCATCGAAGTCGGCGTCGGCGGGCGGGTCAGAGTTCCCCGAGACACTGGACGGAGGCGACGATGATCTCCCGTTCTAGGGTCGACGCGCAGGAGCACACCCACGAGCGCCAGATGGAGGAGGAGGACCAGCGCGATAAGGTGATGGCCGCTGCGATCGACGACCTGTGCGCGCAGTTCGACCCGAAGTATCCGAACGGCGAGCCGGTCACGCCGATGACGCGACTGGCCTACGCGCGCCTGGCGCAGGTCAGCGACGCGCTACGGAACGACGTGGAGTTGCCTCCGATGCTGCCGGCTCCTGTGGCGGCGGAACTGGAACCGTGCGCCGGCGGCGTCGTGGGCTGCGTGCTCCTGCATCATGGCCCGTTCTGCGTGCGGCAGTCGAGTATCCGCCGCGGCGTCACGGATGCGACGCAGGTCCAGCAGGCTCGAGTCGCCACCGGCTGGTCGAACGAGCGAGACGGCACGGTGATCGTGCTCGAGGATGGGACGTATCTGTCGCGGCACGAGCGCGACGGGCGGGTGGAGTGGGTTGAGCGGGAGCCGGTGGCGCGGACGTTCCGCGCGGCGACGCAGGCACGGTAGCGCGAACACTCAGGAGGCAGGTATGGGAACGCAGGCGATGGCGCGGGCAGGCGGGAACGGGAATCAGCGGTCCGATGTCCGTGTCTACGGCGGCAATGACGAGATGGAGCTACGTGCTGGCGTCGAACCACTCTCGCAGCTGCTGGACGAGCGGCGCCACCTGGTCGATAAAGTCGCGGATCTCCGTGCCAAGTTCGGCTCGTTCGGCACGTGGGATCACCTGCGGAAGATCGAGATATCGCGCTTGAAGGCGCTGGTCCGGCTCGAGGCGATGCAGTCGAAGGCCAAGATGACGAACGACATGGTGGACGAGGAAGCGCACCAACACCCCGACTACACGCAGTTCGTGACCTTGGCGACTCGGCAGCGCGCAGAGTGGTTTCGGCTGGAATCTCAGATCGAGGCCATCGACTTCAAGATCAATCGCGGGCAGGGTCTGCTCCGGTTCGCCACTTACGAACCGCGCTCGTGAAGCAGTAGCAGGACGCATCGAGGCGTAGGCAGCTAGTGGCGCAGGGCGCCGCCGGCGTCGGGTTCGACTCCCGAGCGATGCGATGGCAGGACTTCACCCCGACCGGAGATCACGCATGGAAGTAGGACTGTTGCCCCGCGACCGCTCGATCCTCGACAAAGGCCTCGAGCTCGTCATCAAGGGCGCCGAAGACGTCTCGAAGAAGTCCGAGCGCCTCTCGCTCCCCACGATGGCGGCGGAGACGCTCAAGGGCCACGCGGAGTCAGCGCGCATGCGCATGGCAGACCGCGTGGGCGAGGACGGGGTGCTGGATGGTGACTACGACTTCCCGCACGAGGAAGTCGACGCCATGAAGATCGGCGTGTTCCTCCTCCTCGAGAAGATCGGCAAGGTGGAGTCGGCGCAGGAGGAACTCTCCATCCCGACGGACGACACGGAGTCGCGCGCGGCCGATGCGCGAGACCTGGCCGACCGTCTCTCCGGTCAGCTCGCTTTGTCCGTCGGTCGGTAGCAAGGGCACGGCGTGGTGGGCGGCTACCGTCCCGTTGCCTGGCCTTTGCATGAGGGCCATCCGGTCGCTACAGCCGTCGTAAGGCAGGGAGGGAACACTCCCGCACTGAGATCGCCCGTTGAACTGCCTCGCACCACGTCGCTGCTCTGCTCGCTCTGAACGCTTTCACCTGAGACTCCGCCTGATGACCACTGCCACCCAGCCCGAGGCCGCCTACCTGTCGCAGCGCGAAGCGGCGGCCTATCTCGGGATGAGTGCCAAGACCTTCCGGCGGCACGTGCGGGTCTCGGCGGTGCCGGTGACGGTGCCGAAACCGGGACAGAAGCCGTTGCTGCGCTACCGTCGCGCCGACCTGGACGCCTACGTGTCCGCGTGCGCGACCTACAAGATGAGGAGCGCATGACCGCGTATCGGCCGAAGGGCAAGACCGTCTCCACGATCAAGGTGCCGCTGGCCGATGGCGTGTGGGTGTCCCGCTCGACCCGCTCCCGCGACCCGAACACCGTCAAGCAGATGCAGGCGATGGTGGACCGCATGGGGCCCTTCGACAAGCGCGCCTTCGACATTCTGGCGAAGTGCGCCGACCCTACGGCCCCCGGCTACTGGTCCCTCACCACGCTCTACGGGCACTACGTGACCCACAAGGGCGATCTCGAGGCGCTCCGGCGCGAGCTCAAGGACGAGCGGCTCGCGGATCTGTTCGAGCCGTTCCTGAAGCACGTGGCGGCCCAACGCAGCGAGGACACCGTGAATCACTACTCGGTGTACCTCAACACGCTCGAAGCGGCTGACATCACCCGGTTGTCGCACCTGACGCCAGGCGCCCTCGAGGCGTGGCTGGACGGGCTCGCTGACCCGAACGAGCAGACGGGAAAGACGCTCTCCACCGGCACGCGCCGGAAGTACGCCGCCGGCGTCTCTGCCTTCTGTGCGTGGCTCGCGCGGAAGGGAAAGCTGCAGACCAACGTGATGCGTGACGTGCCGAAGCCCGCCCGTGGGGCGCGAAGGGTCCGGTGGATCCCCGAGTCGGAGATGATCCGGCTGGTGAACGCGATGCGCTCGCCGTTCCGCGAACTCTCTGCGCTCATCCACGGCACCAGTCTGGACGTCTCCGCCGCGCTGGCTTTGCCGGCTGGTGCGATCGACACGGTGACGTGGGGCATCCACCACGTGCGCCCCAAGTCGCAGAACGCGCACACGCTGTTGGTCGCCGACTGGGCGCGGCCCTATGTGCGGGCCTTGGTCAAGGGCAAGCTGCCGCTGGCCCCTGTGGGTGGCGAGGTGTCACGCTGGGCGCTCTCCGATGAACACCGGGACGCCTGCGTGGCGCTCCAGATACCGAACTACTGGCTGCGCGACGCGCGCCACTCGTGGGCTGTGCGCTTCGGGAAGTTGGGTGGCACGCCGGCGCAGGGCGCCGAGCAGCTTGGCCACTCTGACGGCGGTGTGCTCTACCTCTCGCTCTACGCTCAGTTCATTCAGCCGCTCTCCGAACGCCAGGCGATCGAGGATGCGGCGCGGGAGCGGGGCGCATGAATCAGCGCGCCGGGAGCGACCATGGGAGCGACCACAGCCCCGTCACTCAGGGGCCCTTTGTGTCCCCTTCTGTCCACCACCTACACGGGAAGATGATGATCTCACGGGCATGGTCCGGCACTCATAATGCCGGGGTCGCGGGTTCGAGTCCCGCCCCAGCTACTTCGTTGGACCGCACGCATGTGACGGCCCCGCTACGAGATAGGACATCTCGTGGTGGGGCCGTCCGTGCGTCCGGGAAAGAACGAGCGACCACACGAGCGACCACGGCTTTCGCGGCGGTGCTGTCATGACCGCCGCCCTCGGAGACATCCGTCTCGAGCCGACGCTGACTTCGCGCTCGGCAACGATGGAGTTCGCGCACTGCGTGAAGTGCTGCGGGACCGTGCTGGAGTTCGACATCGACCGCGCCGGCTACACGATCGAGCGCTGCCCGAATCGGGCCTGTCAGGATACCTGGCGTCGCGTCCGGCCCATCGCGGCCACGCCGACAGTCAGGGCCTCGCACGCGAGTAACGGCACGATCGATCGCGTGTACGCCGTGCTACCCGCGGTCAAGACGGAGCGGGCTCCCGTCCCCGCGATCATCGCGCTCTGCGGCGAGAACCCGCCGACGAGGTCGCAGGTCATGACGGCCATCGCGCATCTCGTGGCCAAGCGGCGCATCGGGCGTGCGAAGTTGGAGATTCGCCCCGAGAACGGCCGGTACCCGATGGCGTACTGGCGGCTGGAGGCGGCGTCGTGATGCGTCCCGGCGAGATCATCGTTGACTCGTTCGCCGGGGGCGGTGGCGCATCGCTCGGCATCTCGTGGGCGCTCGGTCGCGGGCCGGACATCGCGATCAATCACGACAAGGAAGCGATCGCGCTCCACGCCGCGAACCATCCTGAGTCGGTGCACTACGCGGAGGACGTGTGGAAGGTCGACCCGGTTGTGGCATGCGCCGGTCGTCCGGTCGGCCTCATGTGGCTGTCGCCTGACTGCAAACACTTCTCCAAGGCGAAGGGCGGCAAGCCCGTGAGCAAGCGCGTGCGCGGGCTCGCGTGGATTGCGGTCCGGTGGGCGGAGGCGGTCAAGCCGCGCATCATCGTCCTCGAGAACGTCGAAGAGTTCCAGACATGGGGGCCGGTGCTCGCCGACGGTCGCCCCTGCCCGCAGCGGAAGGGCAAGACGTTTCGGGCGTTCCGCGCCAAGCTGCAGCGGCTCGGCTACGTGGTCGATCACCGCGAGCTCAAGGCCTGCGACTATGGGACGCCCACCATCAGGAAGCGGCTGTTCCTCGTGGCGCGCTGCGACGGCGAGCAGATCGTGTGGCCGGCACCGACCCATGGGAAGAACCGCGCGAGTCCCTGGCGCACGGCCGCTGAGTGCATCGACTGGTCGATTCCTTGCCCGAGCATCTTCGAACGCACGCGGCCACTGGCAGAGAACACGCTCAAGCGGATCGCGCGCGGGCTCCGGCGGTTCGTGCTCGAGTCGCCGAAGCCATTCATCGTCGAGGTGCAGAACGCCTCGTGGGGCGGCAAGCCAATCTCGATCGACGAGCCGATGCGGACGGTGACGGCGCACCCGAAGGGCGGCGGTCATGCCATCGTGATGCCGGTCATCGAGGGGCTTGACGAAGCGAAGTCGGTATGCACGCACTGTGGCTTCGCCATGTGGGCCGAGCACGACCGGTGCCCGCGCTGCCTCAAGGCGCCGGACCCGACGCTCGTCGCGCCGATCATCGCCCCGCTCACTCATCACGACAAGGAGCGCGGCCATCCGGCAAACGAACCGGTCCGCACAATCACGGGTGCGAACCGAGGCGAGCACGCGCTGATCGCCCCGGTGCTCGCCGGGTTGTACGGGGATAAGGGTGCGGTCAGTTCGGCTGGACGCTGCAATGACTTCCGATCTCCGTTGCCGACGCAGACCGCAGATCCGCGCTTCGCACTGGTGGCACCGACGCTTGTGCCCCGCTACGGCGAGCGCGAGGGACAAGAGCCACGTGCTCGCTCGCTCAGGGATCCGGTGCCCACCGTGGTGCCGACGGGGAACGGCGGCTCGCTCTGCGCTGCCTTCCTCGCGAAGCACTACACGGAGCGCAACGCCGGTGACGTGAACGCCGCCGCTGCGGATGCGCCGCTGCCGACGATCACCGCACGGGCAACGCAGCTCAACATCGCGACGGCGCACCTCGAGGTGATGCACGGAACGAGCGGAGGTCGGAGCGTGGAGCAGCCAGCGCCAACCGTGCTCGCCAACGGGCTGCACCTGGCCGAGGTCCGCGCCTTCCTCGTGGCCTACTACGGGAACGAGAAGGACGGCGGAGATCTTCACGACCCGATGCGCACGCTCTCGACTCGCGACCGCTTCGGCCTCGTGACGGTGAACGGGGTGGAGTACGCGATCGCCGACATCGGCATGCGGATGCTGGCCCCGCGCGAGCTCTACCGCGCGCAGGGATTCCCGGACACGTACCGCATCGACATCGACTTCAACGGCAAGCCGATGACGAAGACCGCGCAGGTCCGCATGTGCGGCAACTCGGTGTGTCCACCGCTGGCCGAAGCGATCGTCCGGGCGAACGTGCTCGGCGGCGTCGAGGTCGAGCGCGACCTGTTCTCGCAGGCGGTCGCATGAGTGCCCTCTACGCGAAGCGCTACCCACACCTCCTCGCGGAGCGACAGCGCGCCTTGGATGTGTTCAAGCGCGACCCGGCGGCGAGCGGGCTGGTCTTCGTTCGGTGCATGCGCTGTGACCGGTCGATTGCCACCTCCAGCGTGGACCGCGCTCGCGGCGAGCCGCCGGTCCTTCTCGACTTCCCGGAGCATGCCGCCGGATGGGTGTGCACGGAGTGTGCGCCGTGAACAGTGCTGCTGCGGTGATCCCTCGCGCGCACCGCTCCGGTGCGTGCATGTCGTGTCGCGGCGCCGTAGTCGGCTCCGGCGACCTCATGTGCATCGGGTGCTGGTCGCATATCCCGAAGGCCGCCATCGCGTGCTACCGCCTAGTCTGGCGACTAGTACAGGCCGGCCTCGTGGAGCGCGAGGCGCAAGAGTGGCTTGAGCAAGCGCTGGCTGAACGCTCAGCTACGGCGCGGCGCTCTGGCGCGGTCCCGGTCACACAGCTTGCGCACGCGAGACCAACAGCACCGCCGCCGCCCCCACAAGCGGCGCGCCCGGCACAAGCCACAGCCCCGTACACGCGAGTCCACGGGCCGCGGGGCAACCTCACGGCGACGCTGGTAGCCGCTCTTCCGTCGTCGCCCGAGTCGGCGCTGCCGTCAGCTGCAATCGCCAAGCGCGTCGGGCACCAGCCCGCAAGTACCGCCGAGATGCTGCGTCGCCTTGCCATCGCAAGGCGCATCGAGCGGGTGAATGACGCACCCCCGACCGCAGGGCGAGCCAGCTGGCGCTACTGGAGGAAGGCCGCATGAAAGACACCGCCACGCTCGACCTGTTCGCCGCTGCTGCGCCGCTGCGCCGCCGCTGGGTGCCGGGGAAGGTCTACCAGTACGGCTCGGTCGGCGTCATCCACTGCTTCCGCGACCCGAAGAAGCCGCACGGCGTCGGGCACAACCGCGTCTGCATCTGCGGGTGCGAGGACTGCCGGCGCGAGCGGGCAGCGGGAGCGGTCGCATGAGCGACCACGACATCATCGGCACGCGCCCGGCCTTGGACCTCGGTCCCCTGTTCACACAGTGCGACGTACAAGCCGCCGAGACCGCGCTGCGCGAGCAGTTCGTCTCGCCGCCGCGCGAAGAGGTCCCGGACCCCAAGCCGGCCCTCTCGTTCCGCCCGCTGAATGCCGAAGAGCGCGCCGAGTTACGCGAGCGCATCAAGGCGAAGGTGCTCCCCGACCTGCTCAAGCGCGCGCGCGATCGCAAGAACCTCGACGAGAATCCCGGCGTCACCGCCGACGACGTGCACGAACTGGCGCGGCTTGCGGGGCACGACACCGCCTTGGGCGACGAGATGCGCGCCTGGTCATGGGTCGGGCCGTGGCTCAACGGGCTCGCTCGGCGTGGGATGCTCGGCGAGCTACGGGACGGCGGTCAGGTCGTGAAGCGCGCCTCCACCCGGGACGGCGCGCACGGCAACCCTCAGCAGGTCTACCTCGATCCGTCCGATTACCGGGCGAAGGCCGTGGCATGATCCGATGCTACATCTCGGCGCAGTTCCTCACCGCGCTCGCGGCTCTTTTCGCGACCGACGACCGACTCGAGGCGCACAAGTGCGACTGCCTCGCGATGGGCGGAGGGCGCAGCTAATGGCCCGCATCCGGTCGATCAAGCCCGAACTCCCGTCGTCGCGCAAGATGGCCGGCGCGCCGATTCCGGCCCGCTACACGTTCATCCTGCTCATCTCACAAGCCGATGACGAGGGGTTCGTGCGCGCTGAACCGCGCCAACTGCTCGGCAATCTCTACCCGCACGACGAGTCGGTCACGCCGGACGACCTCGAGCGCTGGATTCTCGACCTCGTGCGCGTGAAGAGCATCCGGTTGCGTTGGACGACGGACGGCGCGCGCGTCATCCAAGTGCTTGGCTGGGAAGAACATCAGGTCATCAAGAACCCCGGCAAGCCGAAAATCTCGCCGACTCTCCTCCCGGTCTCCGAAAACTCTACGGAGGAAATCCGGCAAGTCTCCGTAGAGTCTGGGGGTGCGGAGGTTCGGAGGTTCGGAGGTTCGGAAGTAGGAGGTTCGGAAGGGGGAGAGTCGGAAGACGGAGCCGCTGGCGCGACTTCTCCGGCGACATCGTCGGTCGTTCGGCTGGTCGCACTTGGAGACGGACTCGCTCACGAGTTCGCCGATGAGACCCACCGCGCCGCCTACGTCGCGTATCGCAAGACGCACCGCATGCCCGACGGCATGGACGCCGTACTCCGCACCGCGAATCACGGCGGCATGGGCACGCATGCGCCGCTCGCCTGGGAGGTGATGGGCGCCGCGCTCGTGGCGATGCGCGCGCTGCAGGTCGACTTCTCGCAGAACGCCTTGCACGGGTTCGCGCGGCGGGTCGGCGAGGCACCGCCAGCGCCGCGTGGAATCGGCTCGGGTGATGCGAAGCGCGCCGAGATGGACCGAGCACGCGAGCAGGTCGAGCAAGAGATCAAGTCCGGTCTGCGCGCGGAGGGCTTCTAGCATGGCTGACCACTTCGGTGAGTTCTACGCCGGCGTCAACGTCGAGTGGCCGCAGTACGCGCTCTCGGTCGCTGACGCCGCCCTGCAGGAGCGGCGGTGGCGCGGCGTGCTCGGCCATCTCCCGCTCGGCGACCTACAGCACGCGATGCGCCGGGCGCTGGCGTCGGGCAAAAAGCGCCCCACGGCCGCGCATTTCCTCGAGTGGGCGCAGGAGGCCAGCGTCCGTCACGAGCGCCGCCAGGAGCGCATCCTGCCGCACTGGAGCAAGTGCCAGTGCGGGTGCGGTGGGCTGCTCTGGCTCAAGGTGCTGCGCGACCCGAACACGAACGCGATCCGGCACTTCCCGGAGTCGCTCGAGCGGATGACCAACCAGCTCACGTCACGGATCGCCGCGAACCCGGACGTCGCCGCCAAGCTGGCGCCGCTGGCGGGCGCACCCATGACGCGATTCCAGTGCGAGTGTCGGCGCCGTGGTGGCGATGCGCTGCCGGCCGAGGTGTTCTACCTCGGCTTGGAGAACGGGGTGCCGGTCTACGACCCGATGCGCCGCATCAGCCTGGAGGACGCCGCGTGAACCTCGACGTCCTGCGGGAAGCGCTGATGGCGCTGGGTGGGTTGGCGATCGGGTGGGCGGCGGCACGACGAGCGCCGGCGGGATCCACGCGCGCGCTCTGGCGGCTGGCGTCACGGAAGCTCGATCGGGCGCGGCGTCGGGCGGTGCACTCATGAGCGCGACGATGGAGCGGCGGGCGGCGGGGCGGCTGGCGAAGCGATCGGGTCAGGCGTTCGAGAATCTGTTCACCGCGGCGATCGCGCCCATGCACGGCGTGTGCCTCGCGCGGTGCCACCCCGAGACGAAGATGCTGCCGGGGCGCCGCATGATCTTCGTGAAGAAGAACGGCGTGGACTTCGTGGGCTCGGTGGGTGGAGTGGCCATCGCCCTCGAGCTCAAGCGGTTGGCCGGCGGCGCATCGCTCTCCGGCACCAAGGGCGATTCCACGCGCGCGGAAGCGGGGTTCCTGCGGCGCTTCGCGGTGGCTGGAGGAACGAGCGCGTTCGTGATCCACGACCCGGAACTGGACCGCGTGTACGTGGTGCCAGGAGCCAAGTGCGGTGATGTGGAGGTCGGTGGCCGCATCGCGTTGCGCACGCGTGACGGCGAGCCGCTGGTGCCGTGCTGGCACCGTGACGAGCGGGGCGACGTGGCGCGGATTCGCGCCGTGCTGCTGGCGATCGCGGACGGGAAGGTGACGCCATGACCCGCCCCCAGAAGCGCCCGCTGGAACTGCTGGACGCCGACCGCCAGCCGGACGCGGAGTACGAGCTCGTGACCGTCGAGGTGTGGCAGTACGGCGCACCGCGGCGGATAGATATGCCGAAGTGGGCGGCGATGTACCTGCTCGAGAGTCGCATCTGCGCGCGCGAGGCCAGGCAGGAGGCCGAGTCTGCGTTCGCGCGCGGGTTCTCGGCCGCTGTCGGGCTGGGGATCGTGGGCTTCGCGTGGGCGGGGAGAGAGCCATTGCTCGGCGTCGCCGGAGCCGCCCTCGCCGTGCTGGCAAGGTTCGGCCCGAGCATCGGCCGCTGGTGGAGGTCGCGATGATCCAGCGCCGAAAGCCGTTGCCACGCGGCAACCCGCCCAAGCGCACGTCCTACCTGCCGCGCTCGAGCAAGCCGATCCCGAAGGTGAACGCCGCGGCGAGTGCGAGGCGTCGGGCGGCGTACCGGAAGTACCTGGCGTCGGCGACGTGGAAGCGGATCCGCGCGCAGAAGCTGGGCGAGTCGCCCGAGTGCGAGATGCAGCACGCGGGGTGCCTGCTGACCGAGCAGCTGACCGTGCACCACACGACCTACGCGCGGTTCGGGGGCGACGAGCTGATGAGCGATTTACAGACCGCGTGCCGTCCCTGCCACAATCACCACGAAGCCCTCAAGGGCAAGAGGATCCATGGCTAAGAAGCAGCGGGTGACAGACGCGATGCGCATCGCGGCGCTCGCCGCGGAGGTGGGGCGGCTCAAGCGGCCGCGTATCAGCCTCCAGATGCAGGTGTGGGAGGAAGGATTCACGATCGGGGTCTACAAGAGCGGTCGGTGCATCGCACACAGCGACGAGCCGCACGACGACGTGGAGCGCGCCCTGCGCGAGGCTCTGACGAACCTGTTCGCAGGGCCGTCCGATGCCCACTAACCCCCCGGAGCCCGCCTCGGAGGCGGGGCCAAGCAAGGGAGAGACGAGGGTGCGGGTCGAGTACGTCGTAGCGAGCGGGAAGCGCCGCAACTTCGACGAGCGCCGGTACGCGACCGCCGATGCAGCCATCCAGCAGCGCGACATCAGGCGGACCAGCGACGCGTGGAAGCGGTACGGGCCGCATTTCGCCTTTGAGCGCACGATCACCGAACGCGACATCGCGGAGGCGACCGATGCCCGCTGAATCTGAGGAGGCGGGGCCAAGCTACGCGGAGTGCGTGGCGATGCTGGAGGAGGAGATCGGACTGTTTGCTACCCTGCGCCCGACCCAGTATCCGAGCGAGCGCGCCAAGGTCGTGGCACAGCTCACCCTCGTGCTGCGCTGCGTTCGTGCGGTGCAGGCGTTGCAGGAGCGCGGTGGCGATTGGGTGCTTCGCAAGTCGGGCACGGGGCGCGGCTGGCGGCTGCACCAGTCGTTCAGCGGCGAACGCGATACCCATGACGACGTACTTGCCGCCATCGAAGCCTCCACCCCCCACGCCGCGATCCTCGCCGCCGGAGACGACGCGGGGGGAGAGACGACATGAGGCGAGCCCAGCGGTGGCGCTACTACTGCGAGTATTGCGGGAAGTCTGGCGGGGCTGCCGGTCACATGTTCAGCCACGAGCGGTCATGCACGCTCAACCCCGAGCGCGAGTGCCGCATGTGCAAGCTGTCCGGTGACGCAGAACAGCTGCCGATGCACGCGCTCATCGCGGCGTTGCGTGAGGGTGGCGTTGCGGGCGTTCGGGCGGTGACGGAGAACGGTTGTCCCGCGTGCATCCTCGCGGCCATCCGGCAGGACCGCCTACAGCGCGGGATCAAGAGTGTGCGCGACCTCGACGACGAAGAGGCGAACGCAGAGTGGAACCGCTACCCGTTCGATTTTCGCAAGGAAGCGCAGGACTACATCAACGAAGTTCGCTCACCCGAGGCCACATCGTATGCGTTCTGACACCCCGACCGCTCAGTACACCGCCCCCGTGTCCGCGCCAGCGACCGAGGAGGCGAGGGATCAATGAGCGCATTGGACTACGCCTACTGCATCGCGTTCGGCTTCGTACCGCTCTGCATCGTCGCCGTGCTCGCCTGTCGCGAGTCAACTGCGGCCACTCCCACCACTGCCAACCTCGAGGCCCCGACCGATGCCGAGTAACCCGAGCGTTCCGCCCGCTGGCCCCACACCGACGCGCAAGCAGGTAGAGGCGCTGCTCATTCCGCGTGAGTGGCTGGAGTCACGCGAGGGCAACGGCGCGCGCGTCTGCTCAGTGTGTGAGTGCGACGAGCACGACTGCCTGTGCGGTATCACCAACGACGCTATCCACGCGGTACTCGCGCTGTGGCCCGCCGCCCTCCCGCCGTCTGCGGACGCGCCGAGCGGTGAGGTTGGCACCTTCGCTGACTTACAGCGCTTCACGATGTGTCGGTCACCGGAAGGGCCTGTCATGCATCGCGTGCCGTGGGGCGAGTGGCTGAATCGCGACGCGGTTCTCACGCTCGCCGCCCTTCGCCCCTCAGCGGACGCCGCCCCGCCAAGCAACGACGAGGTGTTCAACGCCTACGTGGACGGCGCGATGGACCGTCCGTTCGTCAGCTTCACCGGGGTTGCCTCTCTTGAAGATGCCGTGCGGCGGTCGGCACGCGAATACGTCGAGACACACCGCCCGACGCGCCGCCCGACTCGTGCGGACGCCGCCCCGGTGACGAGCGGGGAGGAACTGTTGGCGATTCTCGACGGGGCCGACGACTACGGCTGGAACAGTGATGGCACCATGACGCTCACGCTGGGGCCGTCCAAGGCGAAGCGCGCTACCGAGCTGCTGAACCTGCGCAACGAAGCTGAGAGCGGGAGGCAGTCGTGAGCCGCGAACAGAAGGTGGGGCTACAGGACTGGGACTGCACCTGCCCTGAGTTCCCCGAGCACGGGCCGCACGAGGAATCTTGCTCTCGCTGCGGCACCGTGCGCCCGCCCCTTCCCGCCACCCCGCCGCAGCCGAGCGCGGGGGAGCCGACATGGCCGGAAGGGATGAGGCACGCGACCCGCGCGCACTACGCCCACGCCATCGGAGTGGCGCTCGACCAAAAGCTAGGCGGCGAGTACGTCGCGGCCATTCTACGCGATGCCCTTGCCCTGTCCCGTCCCGCGCAGCCCGCCACGGGGGGCAGCAAGTGCAAGGAGTGCGGCTACCCGCTCGACTCGCATCCGGTGCGACTCTCGCAAGCTGAGACATGCACGGCCGCTCCCGCCCCGGCAGAGATCACGGAGGAGGTGCGGGAAGACCTCGATGCGCTGTGGGGCTGGCTCGCTGACGAGTCCTTGCCTGACGAGGCGCGCGTGAGCCGCACGCTGATGCGCGCCGTCCTGTCCGCATCGCCCGCCGCGTCCCCAGCGAGGGAAGGGACGCGAGCTTGCGCCGAGTGTGGATGGGACACCACGCATAGCCCGCAATGCCCGAGTCTTGAGTGCGCACCAATCACTCCTGTTCCCGGAGCCGCCTCATGAGCGCCGCCAACGCAGTGACCGAGGAACTCATGCGCGAGATGGCGAAGCAAGCCGCGCTTGGGCACAAGCAGTTCTGCGTCGGCGTCCACGAGATGGACGGCCACGCGCCGCAAGCCGAATGGGTCGAATGGACTGAGGCGTTCGCTGACCTTGCTGCCGCCCTTGCCGCCTCCCCCACGGCGCAGCCGGAGTGCTCTGTCTGCGGCCCACTGCTCCACACGTCGCCAGTCTGCTCCGCTGCGCCGCATATCGTGCACACGGCGCAGCCGGACGGCGAGCCGTCGACGGAGTGGTTGATTGAGCGACGCGAGCATGCACGGGCACAGATCGCAAGGTGGGCGCAGGCCACGGAGGACATGCAGGGCGACCCCGTGCAGCAGATGCGGTACTGGCGCGGTTTTGACGACGCGTTGGGGTATGTGATGGCCCGGCGAGTGAACCTGCGCGCCGCCCGTTCTCTGGCGGGGGAGCGGACCGCCTCCGGTGACGCCAGCGAGGTGACGCCATGAGCATGGTGCGATGCCCCGACTGCGGCGGCCCGATGGAGTGGGTGCCGTGTGAACAGTGTGACGGCGACGGCTGCATCGACTGCTTTTGCGTCGGCGGCGACTATGAGTGCCCCGACGACCTGTGTTACGAGGTGAGCACGATGGAGGCTGACTAATGCCGACGCCTGACGGCCGGACGCTGCTCTCCGAGGCGACGGCGGAGACGATGCGGCCGAGTGAACGGGAACATCGCTGGGACGTATGCCCACACTGCGGGCCGATGGTGGTCTGCGGCTTCTGCGGTAACAACTGCTGCAACGGCGGCTCGAACGATGGCTGCCCGGACAAGTGCGCGAGCGCCTACGAGGTGCAGCGCAAGGGACCGCAGCACCCCATCCCCACCCCTGCCGGAGACGGACAGTGAGCCTGTACACGTGCAAAGCGCACAACATGAGCGGCCCGACGCCCTGCTGTCAGTTCGCGTCCCGCGTCACAGGCGTTGAGCACGTCAGCACCACGAGCGCGTCCACGTCCCCACCGACCGCTACCGCGAGGGAGACGGAAGCGCGAAGGGCCGTGATGCAGGCGATTGTGGACGCATTCAACCGAGTGGGCGTGAAGGCGACGCTTGACCATGACGGGTCCACTGCGCTTGACGCCTACGCCGCCTCCATCCGTGCCACCGAACGCGAGGCAGCGGGGGAGAGGGTGAAGGCGCTGCGGCGGGAGCAAATCGTCCCCGGTGACCTGATTCCCTTCGCGTGGAACGCTGCCCTCGACCGCGCCGTCTCCGCGATCACGAACGCCACGGAGGGGACATGAGGCACCACACGTTGGGCGAGCTGAACCCACCACCATGTAAGTGCCGCAGAATGCGGGATGGCAGGACCATGTTGTGCGAGGCGCACGGGCTGGAGGCTGTCCGACGCATGAATGAGCGCGACGCGAGGCTGTCGGACGCCGAGCGCGACCCACAACCCAACCGTTTCTCCGGAGAACCGCTGTGAGATCGAGCTATCCCACCCAGGAGGCCCACTGACCGACTTCGCCGAGGTCCCGCCGGGGGTGCCTCTCGTCTCGCAGCCCCCACGCGCCACTTCCGAACGCCGCGCCGCCGGCTTCCAGCATGTCGACCGCCTCCACTGCCCTGCCGGGCACCTCATGACCCGACGCGATACATTCCTCACCGGCACCCTGATCGCCCGCTGCGAGTGCGGCCGCGCGATCGTCGCGGTGGGCATCGCGAGCTTGCTAACGGCTGTCCACCCGGTCTCCCCGCTCGTCTACACGCTGGAGATTACGAAGGCAGAGGCCGCGTGGATGCAGCGGGAGCGGCCTTCGATCGACGAAGTGCTCGACCACGCGGGGCTGTTCTTTCACCAGGCACCGGACCGGAGGGGGGATGGGCACTGAGGTCAAGGAGTCGCGTGAGCATCCGTCACCCGGCCTCGGGAAGCGCTCGGCCGCCGAAGAGGAAGCGGCGTGGCTGCGCACGATGGCCTTGGGAACCTTCACCTCGTTCAAGTACGGGTTGGGCAGTGCGCGCGCCCAAGCCATGCTGCGCCAAGCGGTGCGGCGCACGGCGCTCATGTTCGACAGCCGTATTCTCGAGGGCTACGTGAACGAGCGGGACGAACTGGTGGCGAAGCAGCGCCGCCTCCTGAGACTCCAGCATGCGATGCGCGGCTGGTTCCAAGGCGGCTGGCCTCCCCGCGAACGCCTCCCCGACCGCGACCCCGAAGAGATGGAGTAGCGCAAGATGCACGACGAGAAGCCTGACCTCGATGTGTTCCGCGCCGCGCGTGAGATGTTCGATGCGCAGGCGGTGCCACCTGACCTCGCCTCGGATTCCGGCTTCGTCGAGCGGATCATGGCGCAGCTAGCCGACATTGAGACCGACCGTCTCGAGCAACGCGCAATACTCGCCATTGAGCGAGGAGAGGTGGAGTTCTCTTGGACTGACTTCTGGGGCCGCGAGTTGGTCTACAAGATGAGGACGGCTGACAGCCCGTAGCCCTGACGCTTGCTCGTCCGCTCCGAGAAGACGTATACTGACGCATCGCCCGGCCGCGCTCCGCCGAGCCCACATCCTTGCCGACCACACGGCCGCTTGCCCCACTCCGGGGTGAGCGGCCGTTCCCGTTTCCCCGACCCATGGCCCCTCGACGCCCCGCGAAGAAGACCGCGAAGAGGAACTCCCGGAAGGCCCCGCCCGCGAAGAAGCCGGTGATGGGCCGCCCGAGCGCGTGGAAGCCTGAGTTCGTGGAGCTCGTGTTCGAACTCGCGCTACTCGGCAAGACCGAGCCACAGATCGCCAGGGAGATCGAGGTCTCGCCGCGGACGCTCGCGAACTGGAAGAAGGAGCACCCGGACTTTCTGCATGCCCTAAACCGGGGGCGGGACATCGCCGACGGCCGGGTTGCCCGCTCCCTCTATGAACGCGCCACCGGCTACGAGCACAAGGCGGTCAAGCTGTTCTATGACCGAGATCTCGGGAAGGTCATCGAGCACGAGTACACTGAGCGCTACCCGCCCGATTCGACGGCGATGATCTTCTGGCTCAAGAACCGCCAGCGCGTGACCTGGCGCGACCGGCATGACCTGTCGAACGATCCGGACAACCCGTTCATCTTCGCGCCGGAGGTCCCGGCTGCGCAGCGTCGGGCGGCCGCGCCCATGCCGTCGGCGCAGGACGACGAATGAGCGCAGTCGCCATGCGCGAGCGCCATGACGGGAAGCAGGTCATCCGCTACCGCCGGCCGTGGATGTACCCGAAGCAGCAGTCGGCGCTTTTCTCTCCGAAGCGGTTCTTCTGCATCGAGGCGTCGACCAAGGCCGGCAAGACCACGGGCGCGCTCTTTTGGCTGATCGAGAAGGCTGTCCTCTCACCCAGCCCCGGGCGCGTCTTCTGGTGGGTCGCGCCGTCGTCGGCTCAGGCGGAAATCGCCTACGGGCGATTCAAGCAGTACAACAGCAAGTCGGCCGGTATCCTCTGGATCGGCAACGACACGAAGCAGATCGTCCGGCTCAAGAACGGGAACAAGATCCAGTTCAAGACCGCCGAGAAGCCGGACCTGCTCTATGGCGAAGATGTATGGGCGGTGGTAGGCGACGAGTGGTCGCGCGCGCGCCGGGAGGCATGGCTCGCCATTTACTCGACCCTGACCTACACGCAGGGCCAGGCGCGCTTGATCGGGAACGTGCGCGGTCGGAAGAACATCTTCTTCGAGCTCGCTCGCCGTGGCGAGGGGGATGACAAGGACTACGGCTACGCGCTCCTCACCGCGTATGACGCGGTCGAGGGCGGCATCCTCCCGGCTGAGGCGGTGGAGAACGCGAAGCGGGACCTCACCGAGACGCAGTTCAAGGAACTGTTTCTCGGCGTCCCGAGCGACGACGGCGGCAACCCGTTCGGCCAGCAGCACATCGACGCAGCGAAGGCCGCGCTGACCGGCAAGCCGGTGGTGTGCTGGGGCGCTGACCTCGGGAAGAAGCAGGACTGGACCGTGCTGCTCGGGCTCGACGAGGACGGCAAGGTCGCAGCGCTACACCGCTTCCAGAAGCCGTGGGTGGACACGATGCGCGAGTGCCGCCGCATCCTCAAGGCGCCGAGCGTGATGGATGCCACTGGTGTCGGTGACCCCATCGTCGAGCTGCTGCAGCGCGCCGAAGGCGCCGAGCCCGCGATCGCCAACCTGCGCGGCTTCAACATCCACGGCTTCAACAAGCAGCCGCTCTTGGAGCGGCTCGCTGTCCGCATCCAGGACCGCACGACATCCGTCCCCGATGGCTACCCGGCCACGGAGTACGAGGCTTTCGAGTACGAGGTCACGCGCACCCACACGCTCTACTCGGCCCCCGAGGGCCAGCACGACGACGTGGTCTTGGCGCATGCCTTGGCGCTCGAGGCGTGGGAAGACCGCCGCCGCGCACCGACGGTCGGCGGCGCACTCGTCACATTCTGATCCCTCACCGGACCCGCCCATGAGCCACCCCGCCACCTCGCCCACCCACGATCCTCACGCGTGGCTCGAGTACGAGCATCCCGAGTACGCTGCCATGAAGGAGAAGTGGGCCTTCACACGCGACCACTACACGGGCGAGATCCTCGACCCGGCCAAGATCCTCCGGTACTTGGTGAAGAAAGCGGTGGGCGAGAGCGTGATCGCCTACAATGAGCGGGTCGCGCTCGCCGACTACACCAACCTGCTGGCGTCGGCCATCGATTCCATCTCCGGCATGCTCTGGGGCTCGGACGACAAGACGACGCGCCAGTGGTCGGGCGAGGGCGGCGGCTTCGACTTCGGCGACCCGAAGGACCAGCGCACGTTGATCGGCCGCCTCTGGCGCGACGCCGATGGCAAGGGGTTGCCCTACATCGCGCTCTGGAAGGGCGCGACGGTCGACCTCCTGCTCGAGCACTGGATCTGGGTCCTCGTGGACACCGTGGCGGGCGCCGGCACGACGGAGCGGGCCGTCCTGCGCGTGCTGCCGGCGCTCTCCGTGCCGAACTGGTCGATCGACAAGAACGGCCTCTCCGGCGTGATCGTGAAGGAGAGCGACGACTCGCGCGCCACGCTGGATGCGCAGCCGGGGAAGACCGAGCGCCGCATTGTGTACCGCCGCGAGGGCTGGGAGCGCTGGGAACGTCCGGAGAACGGCCGATGGGCGAAGGGACCGTCCGGCCAGTACAAGTACGAGTCGCCGAGCGGCGGGGACGCGCTGCCCATCTTCTGCGTGAAGCTCCCGCTCGCGCGCAACGTGGGCTGGCTCTTGGCGAAGAAGCAAAACGCCATCTTCAATCGCGAGTCGAGCCGTGACAACCTCATCAACCTCGCGAATCACCCGAAGCTCGTGGTGTTCGGTACGGATGAGACCTTCAATCGGATCGTCGGGCAGCTTGCCGATGGCTTCAATGCCCTGCAGGCGCAGGAGAGCGGGAGCGCGCATCAGTACATCGCCCCCTCGAGCGAGCCCGCCACGATCGCGACGGCGGTGATCAAGGAGAAGGTCGAAGGGTTCTTCATGATGGCACTCCGCGAATACGGCGACTCGGCGGCGCAGCGCACGGCCACCGAAGTCCGGCAGGACGTCGCGCAGGGTGTCGGCGCCTTCCTGTCGCTCGTGGCCACGGCGATGGACGCGGCGGAGAACGGCGCCATCTGGCGCATCGCCCAGACGGAGCGCCCGGGCATCGCCCCGTCGCAGGTGCAAGCGCATGTGGAGCGCGCGGAAGACTTCGCCGTCGTGGACCCCGAGGCCGCGCTCGACAAGCTGCGCGAGCGGGTGTTCGGCAAGGACGTGCCGGTGCCGCTCGGCAACGAGGGGCAGGTGCAGACCGCGTTGCAGATCGCGGCCTATCTCGGCATCGACGCGCAGGAGGAGGAGGTCCGGCAGGCGATCGCGCTGCAGGCGGCGACGTCCACGCTGAAGGCGTATCAGGGCCTCCCGCTCGTGGCGCCGGTGCGCGTCCAGATGCTCAAGCTGCTGCTCACCAGCACGCAGCTGCTCGCCGGCGAGGGCGACACGAAGATGGCCGACGGGACGAAGGTCGCCGCGCTCAAGTCGGTGCTCGCTCAGGCGCTCGACATGGCGGAAGCGGAGGACGAGGCCGCGCGCCGTGCGGGTGAGGTCATGGGGATGCCGGACCTTGGCGCGGCGGGGATGCCTGCCGGTGCCGAAGGTGGCGCGGACACACAGCTGAGCGGTGACCCGGACATGATCGCCAAGGCCACGTCGCTGAACGGCGCGCAGATCGCGTCGCTGCTGTCGCTGGTGGAGTCGCTGGTGTCGCGGGCGATCCCCGAAGAGACGACGCGAGCGATGATCCAGATCTCATTCCCGGACATCCCGCCGGAGCTGATCGAGCGGCTGCTCAAGTCGGCGCGTGGTCACGAGCCGCCGGAGGACCCGAAGGCGGCACCGAAGGCCGCGAAGGCGAAGGACGAAGAAGAAGACGACGACCCGGTGGCCGCGTGAGGAAGGCCGTCGGGCGCGTGGGGTTCCATCACTGGCGGCTCTACCCGGACCCGAAGTCGCGGCTCTACGTGCGCGTCTACGTGTTCGACCGCCGGTGCGATCAGCGGGCCTTCTTTCGGATGCTGTCCCCGTCGATCAGCAAGCGCATGGCGAGGCAGACACGGGCCGTCTGTGTCGAGGCTGAGGTTCGCGACCGACGGACGAAGCGCCGGAAGCCCGTCGTCGCGGCGGTGCTCTTCGACAAGTCGCGATTGGGGGCGGGGCTCGTGGCGCATGAGATGCTCCACGCGCTCGCCTGCTGGGCCCGGCGCACGAAGCTGGACCTCACCGACCTGATGCAGGATGGGGAAGGACTGATCCCCGCCGATGCACCCGAGGAGCGCGCGGCGGGGCTGCTTGGCGAACTCGTGCGACAGTTCACCGTGAAGGCCATCCAAGCGAAGCTCATCTGATGCCCGTCCGCTCCTACGCCACCTACACGAGAGCGCAGATCGCCGCGCGCATGGCAGCCGGCAGTCTCGCCGACGCCGCCGTGCGCACGATCCTGCGTGACCTGCAGCGGGAGCAAGCGCGGCTCCTGGCGCAGATCGCCAGCCTTCCCGCGGGCTCGCCGGTCACGCGTGCCCGCGCGCTCGAGGCGTCGCTCCGCATCATCACCACGATGCACGAGCGGCTCTTGGTGGCCGCGACCCGTGCGGTGACTGAGCAGCGACGGGTGGGCTTCGAGGAGATCGCGGCGGTCTGGCAGGAGGCGGCACTCCACACGGCCCGAGTGCAGGGCGTCCCGAACGCGCTACTCGGGGCGATCCGCCAGCCACCGATCACACTGATGGGCGCGTATGAGTCGCTCGGCGGGGCGGCGTCGACGTGGAAGACGGCGCTCAAGTCGGCCATCGATGCGAGCGGCGCAGACCTGAACCTGATCGTGCGCGAGGGGCTCGCGCAGCAGCTCCACCCGGAAGAGATCGCCACGCGGCTCCGGCCCTACATGAGCGGCGCCGAGCCGTTCCATCGCGCGTTCCCCGGCGAAGTGGTCGAACGCGTCTCCGACCTGCGCCGCTCGGTGCCGCCCTCGATGCGGGAGGGCGCGCGGAAGATGGCGTATAACGCCCGGCGGATCGCGTACTCCGAGGTGCACAACGCGCGCGCCGAAGCCGAGGTGACGCACTTCGCGCTGGACCCGCTGGTGGCGATGATCCGCTGGACGCTCTCGCCGTTCCGCGGGCAAGTGTCGATCCCGGACGTGTGCGACGTGCTGGCGTCGGCGAACTGGTACGGGTTGGGCCCCGGCCTCTATCCGGTGGGCAAGGTGCCTGTCTCGCCCCATCCGTTTGATCGCTCGATTGCCGCCTGGACACCCGTACTCACTTCACGCGGCTGGCGGCGAGTCGATGAGGTGCGCGTCGATGACGAGGTCTGGACGCACCGGGGCCGATGGGGACGCGTGACGGAGAGTCTTGCCGGACGCGTGACCGCTGGGTGGCTGGAGTTGAGGACGGCCGACGGGCGCCTGCTCACCATTACCGACGATCATCCGGTGTTGCTGGCGTCCGGCGAGTGGCGTCTGGCTGGCGCGCTACGCGCCGGCGATACGCTGGTAGTGAGCCGTGATGTCCCTGACGATCTCGTCAACCCACGCCTCCAAGCCGGGGCGCTGGTCACTCCAGCGAGTGGACCGATCGAACACGACGAGCGCCCATCCAGCGGCGGCGAGTGCGTCGGCCTTCCGCCTGTCTTGGGCTCGCTTCCGGCGGGCTCCGTGCCAGCCGCCGTGAATCTCGAAGGCGATGCGATGCTCGGGAATCGCGAGGTCGAGGTTGAAGCGGCCGAAGGGGTAGAGCGCGACGAGCGGGACACCGGCGACAGCGCAGCGCGCGATGACGCCGCGCTCGTACTCGCTGAGGCGCTGGTTGCGGAAGACCGTCTGGGCTTTCTTGAGCAGCGCCGCCTCAGTGAACGGCAGTCCTCGGGCTTGAAGGTCTCGCGTGAGTTCGGCGCGCCTCCGACGCTGCACCGCTGGCATCCGCTCCCCGACGAGGATGTTCGCTTCGGTGACGCTACGCCGGGGGATACCCCACTCGACGAGCCGCGCACGGATGGTCCCGCGGTCGACGCCGACGCGCTTGGCGATGGCGTTCTCGCTGATCTTCTGGACGGCGTACCAGTGCACGATCTGTGCACGGTCGAGTTGGTGGATGTGCGCGCCCTTCAAGTCAGCCTCCGTCGGTGGTGTTTGACCGTTGCGAAAGATAAGAGCTTTGTTGCTGGGGGCATAGTCATTCACAACTGCGAGCGCATGCCGGTCACGCGATCAGTGGACGACGCCGCGCGCCCCAAGCCCTCGCCGTCACGACTGCTCGCCGCGAACCGTGTGCGGGTACCCCGGGAGTTCCGCGGCGACATGACGGCGGCGCAGGAGAGCCGCATCGTCGAACAGGCCGAGCGCGTCATGCGGGCGAGCGAGCAGTTCGCTCTCTCGGGCGCGATGGGCCAGATACTCGCCGCCTCGCAGCTGGACGGCGGGACGCTGGCGGCGCTGGTGTCTGAGCACCGGCTTTCGATTGGTGAGGTCGCAACGCTTGTCGGGACGGCCGGCGGGCGGTAGCGTAGGAGGTGCCTGACGACACCCCGTCCACCCTCTCAACGCTCGGCGCTTGCCCCACCTGCGGCCGCGAGCGACTTCTACGCGTCGAGATGGAGCCCATGCAGGGCGGCGGAATCGGCTTCCGCACGGTGCACTACGTGGACTGCGGGAAGTGCCCCACGCTCAAGGTCGAGGCGCTCGCGCCCGGGGATGAGCCCGCGCACGACTGACGTTCCTGCATCAATCCTTGCGCGCCAGAAGATTCCGCACTATCGTTGCCTTCACGCCGGGCTGATCCCTCGGCGGCGCAGCAGATGACGTAAGCCACGCACCACCGCCGACGACACGGCCGCTTTTCCCTCCGGGGAGAAGCGGCCTTTTGCGTTGGCACCACTTACCGGGCGCTCAAAAAACGCGCTCGAGCCGACCGCCCCGGATGGGCGAGGGAGAAACTCCGATGGCGAAGGCGAAAGTGATGTACGAGGGCAAGGAGATCGAAGTCGAACTCCCCGCAGGGTACCTCAGCCCCGACGAAGCGAAGGCCTCCATGATCGCGAAGGATGCGGTCGAGAGCATCGTCTCGGATCGTCTGGTTCGGCACACGAAGTCAGTCAAGAAGGAGCTCCTGCAGGACGAGGAGTTCCGCACCGAAGCACTGACCGCGTGGAACGTCAAGCCTGGCGAGAAGGGGAAGGGTTCGGCCACGTCGGCCGAAGAGATCGAGGCCGCGATCAAGGAAGCCGATCGCACTCGGTACCAGCCGCTGCAGAAGGAGAACGACACGCTGAAGGGCAAGCTCACCGCCCTGACGCGCTCGCAACTCCATGCCCAGATCGTCGCCGAAGCTGCAGCCGCCGGAGTGAAGAAGGCTTACCTGAAGCCTCTGCCGGGCACGAAGGTCCCGGCGATCGTCGGCATGATCGAGCAGCATTTCGGTTTTGACGACGAGGTGAGTGACTGGCTGGTCCGCAATCCGGACGGCAAGTCGTTCGCGGTCTCGGGTGAGTCCGGTGCGCCGCATCCCTACAAGGGGGTGAGGCACTTCTTCACGGACTTCTCGAAGGACCCAGAGTTTCGCGACTTCCTCGAACCAGCCCAGAAGGGCGCCGGCGTGCAGAGCGGCGACAACAAGGGCGGCGGCAGGGTGATCTCGGCGACCGACGCGCATGCGTTCGGCGAGAACGCGGAAGGGATCCTCAAGGGAGACGTGACGGTCCAGTAACCGCCGCGCCCGCTCGGGCGGCCCACCCACGCCCATCCCATGGCCAACAACCTCGCAGCTGCAGCCCCCAAGATCATGGCGGCCGGCCTCATCGCCCTCCGCCAGAACGCCGTCACGTCGCGCCTCGTCAATCGGAACTACGACGTCCAGGCCGCCGAGATCGGCTCGATCATCGACATCCCGATCTCCAGCGCGATCGCGTCGCGCCCGGTCACTCCGTCGCACCAGCCTCCCGCCGGCGTCGACTCGGCGCCCACCAAGGCGAGCATCGAGTTCGATTTCTGGGAAGAGGCCCCGTTCCACCTCACCGACAAGGACTTCGGCGACGTGGGCCGCGGCACCATCCCGATGGCCGTCTCCGAGGCGATCAAGTCCGTGGTCAACTCGCTCGACGCCTATGTCCTCGACAAGATGGTGAAGGCGTCGTTCAACGTCTCGGGCACGGCGGGCACCACGCCGTTTGCGACCACGACGGCCGTGTACCAGGACGCGCGCAAGCTGCTCAACATCGAGCTCGCGTCGCTCGGTGACCGCCGCGTGCTGCTCGATCCCTCGGCCGAAGCGAACGCGCTTGGCCTCTCGCTCTTCCAGGATGCCGACAAGCGCGGCGATCAGGGCGGCGTGATCGAGGGCATGATCGGCCGGAAGCTGGGCGCCGACTGGCACATGAACCAGAACGTGCCGGAGCACACCGCTGGCGTCCCGGGTGGCACGCCAGCGGTGTGCTCCG